TATGACCGTGCTGCAATACATCAACTTCTGTAACCATCGTAAAATTGGTCTTGTTAAAGATGCTTTATTTTAATTCAACCAACGGGTAAAGAGGAATATAAAGAATTAAAAGAATCTCTCTCTTCTCGCGCACGCGCGAAGGAGGCAGAGAGAGAGACATTTTTTGAAATTTTCTTTTTCAAGAATTTTATAAATCCCGATTACGAAGTCGAACGATTCTGCGCTAATTACGAGGCATCGGGCTGGATTCGTAAAAACGGACAAGCCGCTATCGACCGCCCGGCGCTTGCGCGGACATGGACGCAGGAAGATAAAAACGCCACGCCACGCTTCAACGCCGATTTTCTTGCGAAATACCGACGTTTCTACGACCTCGTAAAGCAAACGAATCCGGTGCTTGCGCCGATATTCATTCACGATCTGGAATTGGTATTTATCGACGCCGAGCGCAAACGGCTAACATTCCGCTGCACGCGGCAGATGGCCGAAGCCGTCGAGGCCAATGTCCGGTTCTTTCGGGATAACTTTTTCGACAAACATTTCGCGGGCTGGACGCTACACTACCAAACCCCGCGAATCTAAAAACAACAACGCACGATGAAAAACAAAAACGACAAGCGGGGCAAGTCCCCGGCAAATTTCTACGACAGAATCGCCGAAATGCTCAACAAGGCGGCTATTCCGCAGACGATCACAGTCGAGGCCGAGGGAGTTTCGCCCGAAACATTCTTGGCGACAGGGATCACGAAACGCGAACTGTATGCCACCGTCGCAATGGCAAGCCTTGCGCACGCCGTCGTAACCACCCCACCCTCCGGAGGCGGCAGGCTTCGTTCAGACTGGGCGCGGCGCGTGGCTACACAAGCCGCAGAGCTGGCCTACTACCTCGACGAAGCACTCGGCGAGATCGAACGAAACGGCGAACCCGCAAAAGATTCAAGACGATGAAAATTCTGTATTTGCCACTCAAAAAGGAGTGGTACGAAATGATCGAGCGGGGCGATAAGCGCGAAGAGTACCGCGAAAATACCCGTTACTGGAAAACGCGGCTTATCGACACGGTAATATACGACGAGGGGGACGAGGAGACCGAAAGCCCGGTATTTATATTCTTCAAAGACTACGACGCAGTTTGTTTTTCCTACGGCTACACCCGCCGCCGGATGCTATGGGAGTGCAAAGGCGTTGATTTTGGCCGAGGTCGCCCGGAATGGGGTGCGCCCGATCACGAAACATTTATCATCAAACTTGGAAACCGACTGAACGATGAGAGATTACAGTAAAGATTTCGCCGAATGGCGAAAATGGCGCGACGAAAAAGGGTTGCCGCCTATCTACGACAACCCGGCCGACGCGGGTATCGAAACGGATTTCCGGGTCGGGCAGCAAGTGTCGTTCACGAACGAATACGGCGTGCGGTTCGAACCGCACGTGATAATGGGATTCTGCAAACCGGAGCTTTCGGGCCGGTGCGTCTACCTCGACTACGACTGCTACTGGTTCCCGACGGAACTCAAATCGTTAAAACCCTATCGGAAATGATGTCCCAGCCGACTTACATAGCCTCGTGTTCGTTTGGCAAGGATAGTATCGCAACAATTCTCCTTGCCCTCGAACATGACGAACCACTCGACCGGGTGGTATTCTCGGAAGTGATGTTTGATCACGCACGCAACATCAGCGGCGAGATTCCGGAGCACATCGGGTGGATATACGACACAGCTATCCCGAAGCTGCACGACATGGGCATCCACGTCGACGTGGTACGCGCCGAACGGGACTACTGCTATTTTTTCGCAAATGCCGTCGGGGGGGGGGAGAATGCAGGAAAGATTTACGGGTTCCCGCTCGGCGGCAAATGCTTCATCAATCGGGATTGCAAAGTCGCGCCCATACGAAAATACCTCGCCGAAATTGCTGGCGGTCCCCTGCGTGCCAAAACGAATATCGTGCAGTACATCGGTATCGCCGCAGACGAACCGCGACGACTTGCCAAACTCACGGAGAACCGAATGTCGCTCTTGGCGAAATACGGCTACACCGAGCAGATGGCGAAACAGCTTTGCGCCACTCACGGGTTACTGTCGCCGATCTACACGACCGGGACACGCGGCGGATGCTGGTTCTGCCCGAACTGCAAAATACAACATTTCGTCAACCTGCGACGCAATCATCCCGAACTATGGGCAGAATTGGTCGAGTTGAGCCATACGCCGAACTTGTGCAGCTACGGATTCAAATACGGCCTTACCGTGCAGGAGGTCGAAAAACGGATGAATGCAGAAGAACAACAGCTAAAACTTTTTTAATCACAACTTTCCATGAAAGACATTCATCATACCTGCCGATGCACCGGGCAACAGTTTACGTTCAAAGAGTGGTGCGCGTGGCTTGATAACCACAAAAAAGCCGGACAGGATAGCGGTAAATTCGTGGCGTTATCGTACAACGGTTTCGATTTCAACATTCACGACGTATGCCTAACGCCTAACAGACCTGTCCGATTATTCAACCACCATTGTATCGTGGAGGTTAAAACGGCGCAGTCGCCGACAGGACGCTGGGATTACGGGCTGGATGTCAACTTGCACAATTCGGGCCATTACGTCGGGGCCGGATTCGTCGACGATGTGCAAAAGGGATACCCAACGGAAGCCGCCGCGATTCTTGCCGCCCTGCTCGATGCCCGCAAATCAGCCGAACGTGAACTGGCGAACTGTTCCGGTCGCTCCCGGTCGAATCTCGACAACGAGGACGACGAAGACGGATTCATCAAAGACAGCACGCTGGCCCCGTATATTCGGAATATCATCAAGCAAATCGACGATCAGCGCCGTGCAACGGCGTTCAAACAACTAACCCTATTTTGATTATGACACGACACGTTGAATCGCACATGCAACGAATGTGCGTCGGTTGGTTCCGGCTCCAATACCCCGCCGTCGGCAAACTCCTGTTCGCCGTTCCGAACGGTGGCGCACGGAGCCGCACGGAAGCCGCGATAATGAAAGCAGAGGGCGTAACCGCAGGCGTTACCGACCTTATCCTGCTGCTCGGACGCGGAGGCTTCAACGCCCTATGTATCGAAATGAAGACTACCGACCGACGTTCCGCCCTATCGGACGCACAAATCGAATGGCGCTCGCTCACAATCGCGAACGGAAACAGACACGTCGTCTGCCGGACGTTAGAGGAATTCCAGTCGGAAATACGCTGGTACATGGCGCGCCCGGCAAATAACGAACCACGGGACGAAATCACCTGTGTCCGCCCGATAGTTCCGCCGTCCGTCGAAGAGATCGAGCGAGCATTTGGGAAAATCAGGCGACGCAAAATCAATCATCAACCAACAAAAACCGAGAAACAATGACAACACACAACCCGAAATTCAGAGGGACGCCCGGCCCGTGGCGGGTCGACGGACACGAACACAAAAACGGCGTCGTAGAATATACCATCGTTTCGATTTCCGGCTGAAAATAATTTTGTGCCATGGTATTCACCCATTCCTCTCTCATATTGCAAGTTCGGGAGCTTCCCCTCCCAAAACTTGCTTTGCGAATTTCCTTCGCATTGTAAACCGCTAATATATCTTTATTCTAGTTGCGTCCCAGCATAAACGCTTTCTTGTTCATCTCCAAGAACTTCGGCGGTACACACGCTTCCAAAGACGCCAGCCAAGCTTCCTCGCTGATCTCCGGGAAGTAACGTGATACTCGTCCCATAAGCACGATATTTACCGCTTTTGGACTGCCTGCCTCCATAGCAAGAGACAATGCATCCATATCATCAATATCCGCCCCGGCAGCTTTCATCTTTTCGATGAGATTCTCCGGATACTCTGCTGCTCCCGTGATAACCGGCATCGGGTCGATTTCCTGATCAGAAACGACAATCTTGCCGCCTTTCTTGAGATAGTTCATGTATCTGGCTGCCTCTAATTTTTCAAAAGAGATAATAACATCTGCTTGTCCTTTGTCAATGATCGGTGAATACACTTTGTCACCATAGCGCACATATGTTACAACGCTTCCTCCGCGCTGACTCATTCCGTGTACCTCAGATACTTTTACATCATAATTTTGACTGAGAAGTACATGTCCTAAAAGCTTGCTGGCAAGCAGAGAACCCTGACCACCTACACCTACGATCATAATATTTTTCGTCATTTTTGCGTCCTCCTATTCCGTAATTGCATCAAATTTGCAAAGCTGTTTACAAACGCCGCAGCCAACGCAAAGTGTGTTGTCGATCTGCGCTTTGCCGCCCTTAATACTAATTGCCGGACAGCCAAGCTTCATGCACATTTTGCAGCCCTTGCATTTGTCTTTATCAACATTCAAAGGAGGTTTTACCTCAACATATTTGAGAAGTGCACATGGCCTTCTGCTGATGATCACAGATGGCTCAGCGGCAGCAAGTTCTTCTTTGACTGCCTTATCACATGCTTCCAGATCGTATGGATCAACGACACGAACGCGGTTAAAGCCCATCGCCTTGCAAAGTGCTTCAAGATTGATCTTACCTGCCGGATCGCCCTTGATGTTGTAACCGGTCGTTGGATTCTGCTGATGACCTGTCATTCCCGTAATGGAATTATCTAAGATAATAACTGTTGAATTGCTCATGTTATAAGCAATGTTAGCAAGTCCGGTCATTCCGGAATGCATGAATGTAGAATCTCCGATCACGGCAACGGTCTTGCCTTCAGATTCTTCGCCACGCGCTTTATTAAATCCATGGATCGAGCTTATGGATGCGCCCATACATGCTGTTACGTCGATTGCTGACAATGGCGCAACTGCTCCTAATGTATAACATCCAATATCACCCATAACGGTACATTTGTTTTTGGATAATGTGTAGAACATTCCTCTATGAGGACAGCCCGCACACATTACCGGCGGTCTGACCGGGATGTTTTCATCCAAAGTCAGGCTTTCCTCTACCGGGATACCCATCTTTTCTGCAACCAGATTTTGTGAAAATTCATCTTCTAATGGGAATACGTCTTTACCTGTCACATCCAGTCCTAATTTCTTACAATGGCTCTCGATAATATCATCCAATTCTTCTATAATGAATAATTTGTCTACTTTTTGTGCAAAATCAAGAATTAATTTTTCAGGAAGCGGGTTGATCAGTCCCAATTTTAGGACACTTGCATTGTCTCCGAACACTTCCTTCACATATTGATACGAAGTTGAAGATGTTATAATTCCGATCTTAGTATCACCCATCTCAACACGGTTGAGTGGTGTTGTCTCAGCGTATGCGATCAAGTCTCTGGTACGCTGCTCTACAATTGGATGGCGGCGTTTCGCATTTGCCG